GAAGAGAAGTGCCTATGGAGGTACTAGAAGCCACAGCTAAAGAACTCTTTGCAATCTATGGCTTTAGTAATGTAATCCCAACAGACCTAAGTAACTCTAGTAATATAACACAAACTCTTAGGATAATAGCTAGTTATAACTTTCAAAAGTCTATCCTAAGCCCTGATAACTATGTTATATCAGATGCTGAAAAGAACCAAAACGAGCTTGATTTACGCTTAGCAATAATAGCAAATAGACTGTATCCACCTGAGCTTTATGCAAAAGTTTCAGATGAGTTTATAGCTACCTATGGCTATACACAAAGTGAGTTTAACTCTGTCATAAACGACTACATCCTTAACAAGACTATGTTTAGACTTCAAAGCATTCTTATACCAAGCGAAGCTCAAAGACCTATCACAACTGAAGATATGGATAATGCAGAAGCTAGCTTAATAACAAACCTAATAGCTCCTAAAGCACTCTACAACAGAGCTTTAAGAGAGGTTAAGATTGAGCTAGGTATTGAAGAGGGTGTAGAAGATAGTGAGATACCCGAAGCAGTATTTAGCTATGCAAGATATAAAGCAAGCTTCTTACATCAGCCAACAGCTATTCTTAGCCCTAGAAAATACGTACTAGATGAGATGATGATTGTAAGAGCTAAAGCCCTAGCAGGTCAAAGCTTAGCTCCACTATCCTTTATGAACTCTAAGAGTGTCTCAAGGATACTAGATAAGGAGAACAACCCTGAAGCTGTCACATCTAGTGTAAGACCTAAATACAGACTAAAGGTAACAAATGCAAACACTAATAACTAAACACTACGCAGGGCTTTTTAATGGTATGAGCCAGCAAGCCCCTACGCTTAGGCTTGAGACGCAAGGCAACTACCAAGAAAATGCCATAAGCTCATTAGTTTATGGACTATGCCAAAGACCTCCTGTGAGTATCATTAGCTCAGGTCTAGGTTACGCTAAACCCTTTTGGCATACGATAAACAGAGACGAAGATGAGCGATACATCATAAAGCTTGATGCTAAGGGAGACCTCAAGGTTATGAACCTAAAGGGGTTTGAGTATCCAGTAGAAGGTGTAACACAGCATCAAAACTACATAACAACAAAGTCTCCACAAAATGATATAGCTATGACAACCATAGGAGACTACACCTTTATTGTTAATAAGCGCAGAGTTGTAAGGATGAAACAAGTTGTAGATAGTTTTACCTCTAACTCTGATATGTCAGCTATGGTAAAGCTATCCATTAATGCTAGGCTAGATATGACCCACACGTACTACATAAAGGTAGATGGAGTTACTCTAGCAACCTATACGCACGTAGATGGTAAAAAGAGAGATACTGGAGAGGCAGAGACACTTGATGATATAGCTCAAGAGCTTAGAGACCAAATCAACGCTCGTACAGGCTTCTCTGCTACTCAGCCAAACATCCCTTTTGAAAATGGCAGACCTACCTTTTACTTTAGAAAGGTGGATGGTACAGCCTTTACACTAGAAGTAGATGGGTGGATGGAGCAGTCTATATCAGGAGGCAATACAACTAATCTTTCAGAGTATGATAAAAGAGCTATCATCTATGTAAGTAAAGGTGTGGCAGAGCAGAATTACAGGGTTGTCCTTACTAAAAGAGGCACCACAGTCAATGCCTCGTATCAATCAGGTAATACCAATCAAGGTAGCACTTATAGAACAGAGACAATAGCAGCTAATCTTGCAAGTCAGATAAACGCAGGAGCTGGAGGGATATTTGAGACGTCATTAAATGGTGCTGTTATAGAAGTTTGGGCTAAGGATAAGTCAGACTTTACCATAGAGGTTGGAGATAGTTGGGGAGATGCAGCCCTTAAAGCCTTTAAAGGTAGAGCACAAGCATTCAATGCCCTGCCTCCAAAAGCCCCTGATGGCTTTGTGCTTCAGATAGTTGGTAAGACAGATAGTGATGAGGGTACGTACTGGGTAAGATATGAAAAGAGCTACCTAAAAGAAGGTAAGAAGATAGCATCAACTGGCGTATGGAAAGAGTATAGAGAACCTAATGGCTACCATAAGTTTGATAACTCTACTATGCCCCTTCAGCTAATAAGAAAGCAAGACATAGCTAGATATAGAAGTGAGAACAATCCTCTTGGTCTTTACTTTGCCCTTGAGTATTGTCTTTGGTCTGATAGGGCTGTTGGAGATGAGAACTCTAACCCAAACCCAAGCTTTGTAGATAATACTATCAATGATATATTCTTGTTTTCTAATAGGCTTGGCATACTTAGCGGACAATCAGTTAGCCTTACGAAGGTTGGAGACTTCTTTAACTTCTTTGCAGGCACTGTTACAGACGCACTAGATGACGCTCCAATAGATGTAGATGTGCCTTCAACTTCTGTAACAACGCTTTACTATGCAAAGGCAAGTAGAGATAACTTAATGATATTTGGAGACGACCAGCAGTTTATCCTTAATAGTGGTAATGACCCCCTTTCATCAAAGACTATAAACGTAGCGCCAATACTATCTTATCCATTTGATGGCTCTGTAAGACCTGTAAGCTTAGGACAGATGACGTACTTTATCTCTCCAAGAGGAAATGGTGTAAGCCTAAGAGAGTACTTTATACAAAACGATGGTATGATAAATGACGCTCCTAGTGTAACAGACCACGTGCCTGACCTTCTTAAATCAAGTAGCAACTACCTTGTAACAGGTATGCCTAACGAAGACATCTTATTCGTAAGCGACTACTCAAGCAAGCTCTATGTCTATAAGTATGCTTGGAGTGGAGATAAGAAAACCCAAAGCTCTTGGAGTGTATGGACGTTTGCTAAGAGTGTAGCAGGGATATTCTGCTTTGATAATAAGCTCTATATTGCCTTTGGAGATGGAGTGTTAGGTAAGATAGACTTAGGCTTAGTTGGCTCAGACTATGAGTGTGTAGATTTTGATAAGCCTTTTAGTGCTATGAAAGAGGACGCTAGAGAAATCCTAGCTACCCCTAATGTCATTATGAGAAAGTACTATGATGGCTCTGAGATAACCTCTAGCACTCCTCAAGATGCCTTACAAAACGCTATTGCAGGTGGCTTACACTATGGCTATAAGTACTCATTTAAGTATCACTTCTCGCCAATCTTTCTTAAATTTACTAATGACGTAGTAGGCTCAATAGATGGTAGAACACTGCTTAGAAGGGCTACCATATATCTAGCTAAGGCTGCTAATGTCTATGTAAGCATTAGAGATTACTCATTTGATAAAGAGAAGCTAAGGTACTTTTGGGATAACCTAACAAGCATAGCACGTCCTAGTATCTATAAGAAAACCTTTATACTTCGTGGAGAAGCTAAGGATAATAAGCTTTGCATAGAGAGTGCTGGCATTAAACCTATATACATCCAATCAGTCTCCTTTGAAATACTAACCTCACTAATAGATAAGCCACTATGATAAGAACACTTACATATAAGCCTTGCTATTGGGATGTGGTAAAGGAGCTTAAGATTTGCAAGCGTGAGAGAGATGAGCTTAAGGCACAAAGTGATATTAGCCCTAAGCAAGCCCTAAAGGATAGCCTAGATAGCTCAATAGTTGCTTGGCTACTCCTTGATGAGAGCGAGAAGTGTATAGGTGCAGGTGGAGTTGCTAAAGACCCTAAGGATGAGAAGGCAGGCATAGTGTGGGTGTTATGTAGTGATGAGCTATTTAATAAGCACCTCTTTAGCTCTAACTCGTTTTGTTATGATGGCTTAGCTTACTGCTTCTTTAAACTAGGTCTTACAAGAGTTTATAACTATGTGAGCCTAAAGAACAAGCCCTCTATAAAGTGGCTTAAGAGCTTAGGCTTTAGCTTTGATAAAGAGTATGTAACCTTTAAGGATAAAGAGACACTCTTTGTTAAGTTTCATTTAGATAAAGGAGATTTTTAATATGTGTTATATGATAGCTATACCAATAGCAATGGCAGCTATCTCAGCAGCAGCTACCGCCTATCAAACAGTAGAGCAAAACAAAGCTCAGAACAAGGCGATAGACGCAGAGGTAAAGCAACAAGAAAGCAATATGATGGCTCAGCAAGTAGCCTTACAAGAGCAGAACCAACAAATATCAGATAAGGCAGCAGTCGAACGGCAAAAGAGACAGGCTGAAGCTTTAAGAGAGAGGTCAAGACTAAGGGTTGAAAGTGGAGGCTTAGTAGGCAACTCCATAGATGCTATCTTTAATGCCTCAAGGTTTAATGAGAACCAAGACCTAAGTGTGATAAATCAAAATGAAGAGAACGAACACGCTCAGAATGCTAGAGAGTATGAGAGATTATCTAGCCAATATACAAGTGGTGTTAAGAGCCTTCAGTCTCAATACAAGAAACACGGAGCTAGCCACCTAGAAGCAGCCCTAGCAGGAGCTGTGGGAGGCTTGCAGATGTATAGCACAGTATATGGAGCTATGAACCAATCAGGGATGATGAACCAAAGCACTCAAACAAACCAAACAGGTGGTACAACTCCTATGGAGACATCTAATGCTACAAAGGCAGGTGCAACTACTACTCAACAAAAGAACCTTATGATTAAAAGAAGCCCTTATGCTACTAACTTCAAATCAAACTGGGGGTAATAAATGAGAATAGAGAACTCAAGGATAGCTCTAAGGAGGGTTGAGACCCCTATGCTATCTCGTAACTCATCAGCACCAAACGTTGTAGCTCAGCCTATAAATATGTATGTGCCTACTGATTTAAGTCTTAACTCTGACGTACAGAGTGCTAGACAAAACGCTAGGATAGGAGGGCTTTTAAGAGAGCTTGCAGGTAACACTGTGAGAATAGCAGGTGCTAAATATCAAGAGAATGTTAAAGAGGATACCTTAAGGGGTATGCAAGATGCTAACGAAAGGCTTGAGATGGATAGCTCTAGGGTTGGTGGCTTCTTGCACTCTGAAGAGGCTTATAAGAGAGGTTACAGGGCTACTGAAGATGAAGCTAGAGCTATTGATTTAAAGACCCAATTCTTAGAACAGCTAAAGCAAAACAACTACTTCTTAGATGACCCAAACCCTAGAGCAAGGACAGATGCCCTCTATAAAGAAACCTATCAAAATGTCTTTAATGAAGAGTATATGAACTCTAATGAGCGTAATGGAGCTATGAGTGAGAGTGGTATCCTTATGGCTAAACAGGCACTCCTAGAGGGAGAAGAAGCCTATAACAAAGCATACATAGAAGATAGAAAGACAAAGCTTTTAAACTCTACTAGCACACTTGTTAATTACTACGTTGATAGTATGTTTGATAAGGGAGAGCTAAACCCTATGTCTTTTCAAGAGACTATGAACTCAATCTCAGCTCAAACAAGAGAGAGCGAAGGGGGCTCTTGGCTTAGCCCTAATGAGTTAGCTACCTTTGTAGTTAGTAGAGCAGGAGACAAGATGTTAGCCTCTGTAAATGAGGGTAACTTCAAGAAAGCTGATGCAATCCTTTACAGCCTAAGAGGTCTTAGGGGTGCTGATGGCAATCTGCTTTATGACACAGTAGTTGGTAGTAACCCTAAGACTGGAGCTATCTCTATGCCTTACAAGGATATGATGGATAACCTAGAAGCTCAAAGCATTAAGGCTAAAGAAGAGTATAGAAAAGAGCTAGAGAAACAGCAAGAGAAAGCTAGGGAAAATAACTTAGCTAGCATTATGAAAGGTGTTGCAGACATCTCTTTAATCCCTGATAATGGTGCTAGATTAAAAGCACAATATAGTCTCTTAAACACACTTAGCTCAGCGTTAAAGCAAGGAGCAATAGACCCTGTGAAGGGAGCTAAGCTTTATGCTAATGTTGCTGAGCTAACTCACGGAGGAGGCTACGCTCAAGTCTCAGACCCTAATGTGGCAAATCAAGCTTGGCTAGATGCCACTAAACTTAGTGGAGAAGACTGGATGATTAAGTGGGGCAACAACCCTTATCTAAACGACAGAGACATACTTGCTTTCGCAAACATAGCTCAAAAGAATAGTGATGTAGATACTAAGATAGGTCTAGGTAAAGGCACTATTACTCAAGAGTATCTATCTAAACAGATGAAAGAGCTTGAGGATGCCATTAAGTTTAAGACCATAGATAACAAGATAAGCAATATAACTGATGCTTACTCTATAAGACAAGCTAATAAAGCTTATGCTGAATATATGGACTACAAACAAAAGGCAGCTCAAGAAGGCAGACAAATAACTTATGAAGAGGCACAGCTCTTTGCAGATAGCTTATGGAGCAAGTATGTGCCTGAACCAGATACAACAGGAGTGAGAAATGGAAATACAAAAAATCAATCCGCAGGCGGTGGAGGGGCAGCCAACACTCCTGCAAACAAACCAAGCCTCGATGAAATCCTTAAAGGAACAGCAGGACTTACTCAAGGTAAATATAAGTGATACTGCTACCCCTTTACGTGAAGCCATAGGGGCTAAGCCACTTACAAGCGAAGACCTTGATAAGCTTTATAACCTTGATGATAACGGGCAGATTATTGACCCTACTCAGGTAAAAACAAGAGAGGAGCTAGAGAGGCTTTATAATGAAGATAAGCTGGATGTTAATGGTGTCTTGGTGGCTAATGCTTGGCAGAACTTGCAAAAAGATGGACTATTAAATCTAAGTCCTAGAGATGCTAACGTCCTAGAAAATACAGGAAGATTAAGCAACCTAGATGGTCTTAGATATGCTGAGTATAGAGATAATAAGCTTAACTACTATCTAAGTGAGTTTAGCTATCAAACATTACACGGACTTGGAGAAGCTTTAAATAATGCTAAGGATTTAGCTGTGGCTGCCTCATCAGCCTTAAACCCTATGAAGCTTATAGAGAGAGCTAATGAGTGGCACAAGGGTGTAGAAAGAGGAGAGGACTTCTCGCAACTAATAGAGGCTCAAAAGAACTTAGACTTTGGAGATGATACAAAGGATAAACTAAACTTTACAACCTTATATAGGGATGCTCCTGATACATTTAGCAATACAGGCAAAGTCATAGGTCAGTTTTTATTACCATTTGCAGGTGTAAGCAAAGGACTAAATATATCAAATGCTTTTGTAAAGGGTATGACAGCAGGAGCTGTAACAGACTTTACTTTCTCTAATTCACACGAGCAAAGACTAAGTGACCTTATAGAGCAATCCCCTTTGCTTAGCAACTCAGTAACAAGCTACTTAAAATCTAGTAAGGATGACAGCTTAATAGAGGGAAGGTTAAAGGCAACGCTTGAAGGCGCAGGTCTTGGCTTTACCTTTGAGGCTCTTATGAAAGGCTTGAGCTACTCTAAGAATATGCTTATGACAAAGGCAAATGGAGACCCTAACGCTTATGCTAGTTTAGTACAAAAGATAGCCAAAGAAGACCCACTAGCAAGTGTCTCTAAAGAAGAGCCTAAGGCTATGACTGAAGCAATAGAGGCTCAAGCCCCTAAGGCAGAAGTTAAAGAGACAGCCCAAGCAGAGCTAAAAGAAGCTGAGCCTATCAAAGCACCTGCTGAACCTGAAAGCTTTAGTACTCGTATGTACTCAAAAGAGGACATAGTAAAAGAGATAGAGAACATAGAGCAAGAGATAAAAAGTGGCTCTAAAAAGGTTACTCATAAGCAAGTATCAGAAGTGGCTGATAAATATAATGTTGATATGGATATTATGAAAGACACCTTTAGGGGTGTAAAAGACCTTAATGTTAAAGTAGTAGCATTTGATAGGGTAATCACTCAGTTTGGTAAAGACCTCTTTGATGAGATAAAAGCTTTTAAAGAGGCAGGTATGTCTGATACTAGAGTTGGCTTAGAGCTATATCAAAAGCTTACACAGCACGGAAGGATGCAGACTATCTTTAAAGGCATAAGCAGAGAGATAGGTAGAGGCTTGAACGCTCATAAGCTCAAAGGTAAGAACCCTATAAAAGAGCTTACAGACGATGAGCTAGAGGGTAGCTTAACAAGTCTTGGTGGAGCTAAGCAAATCAATGATAAGCTTAATGCCTTCTATGATGCCTACTTAGTTAGCCAAAAGTCAGCTAATGCAGTCTCTAAAGCTTCTAATAATATAGCTTGGTGGGAGGACATTCTTAATGGTAGAACAGCAGCTATCCTCTCAGGTATCTCAACGCACGCTGCTAACATACTGGGTAACATCTCGATGATAGGCTTAAGGGAGACAGAACACCTACTAGCTCTTGGTATCCGCTCAGCTATGGATATGGATACTAAAGCCTTTAGAGAGTATAAATATAAAGCCATAGGTAGAACTCTAGGCTTTCTTGATAGTGTTAAACTAGCTAAGCTTAGCAAAGAAGGTAAAAATGGCTCAGCTATACAAGCCTTTCTTACTGGACGCCCTGTAACGGATGTAGGAGAGAAATGGCTAGAAAGCTCAACAGGTAAGGTAACAGGTGTCTTTGGTAAAGTGATAGACCCTGAGACAGGTAAGCTTATACCGAGAAGTGAGCGACAAGCCCTAGAGGTAATGGACTGGGTTAGAGAGTTTGGATATATGACAATATTTAGGTCTTTAACCTTTGCAGATGAGGTCTTTAAAGCTAGTGCTTATAGAGGAGAGCTATATAGACAAGCAGTAGAAACTATGAACGAGCAAGGGCTAACCTTTGCAAATAAGACAGAGATGAGGGCTTATCTTGATAACGTGGTAAATAACCCTACAAAGTTACAGATAGATAATGCCAAAGATATAGCTCAAAGAGAAACCTTTACATCTCCTATAACTCATAGTAACCCCTTTGATAAAGCTACACAAAAGGCTATGTATATGCTAGCTACTCCAAGTAGTGGAGCTAATGTACTACCTGCTGTTATTCAACAACTTGCATCAAACCCTAACCCTTTCGTGCAAGGTATTGTAAGAAATCTAATACCTTTTAGGACAACCCCTACAAACGTATTTAAAGAGGCTCTTAGATATACGCCCCTTGCGATGTTTAGTAGGCAGTGGCTTAGTGATGTAGCTAAGGGTGGCACTAGAAGAACCCAAGCTTTTGTAAAGATGGCTATTGGTGCAGCCTATATAGCATCAGTTGTTGAGCTTTGGGAGGCTGGACTTATAACAGGTAGAGCTGATGATAGGCATAGGGGAACTCAAAAGATTGGAGAGCTACCTGAATACTCTATATTCATTGGTGGTACAGCTTACAGCTATGCTAGGTATGAGCCTTTTGCTACTCTAACAGCCTTTGTAGTTAATATGCTTAATGCTTGGAACTCTAAAGATGCTGATGAGGAGCAACAAGATGAGATGTATAAAAGAGTTTTAGCAGCTGCTGTTGGCACTTTTACTGATAAAACATATATGAAGGGTATAGGAGACTTCATAAATGCTTGGACTAAAGCAGATGAAGGCAGTGGCTTTGAGAGGTACGGTAAATCCTTAGCAGCTTCTTACGTGCCATATAATGCTTTAGGTAGGTATTTAAGAGAGAACAAGAGTGAATATAAGGAAGATAAGGATGGCTTGGGAGATTATCTAAAAGCTAGCACACCTTTCTTTATAGGAGATATACCACCCCTTCTTGATTTGTTTGGAGACCCAACAGAGAAAACCCCTAAGATGCTTTTAGGAACAATAGCTTATAAGGGGCTTTATGATGACCCTATAAAGACAGAGCTTCTAAGGGTTGGCTTTAACTATGAGCCTTTAAGAAATCCTAAAATAAGAAAAGAAGGAACTGAGATTGAGCTAAAGAATACTGACAAAGCTAACATAAAGATGAGAGTAAAAGAGCTAGGCTTAAAAGAAGCCTTAGCCTCCATAATAAACTCTGATGGTTATAACAGCATACTACTAAATGCAGACAAGAGAGCATACCTTACAGAGGTAGTTTCTACTTACTATAACGCAGCCATAGATGAGTATGTTTGGGGAAATGGAGATAACATAGACAAGCTTAAAGAAAACCTAAACAAGAAGGTAGAAGCTATGAGAGACCCTAACCTAGCTATGAAAGTTAATAGCATAGATAATCAGTTTAAGATACTGCTAAAAGACAAGGAGAGAGGCAATGATTGATGAAGTCTTTAGGAAGAATAAGACTACACAAAAGATAGCAGATGCAGAAGAGAGGTTTCTTAAAATCTCTCCTATGCCTGATGGAAGTAAAGTAGTTGATACAAGAAGCTCAAGGCTTACCTATGTGGCTGACCCTGTGGATGATAAGGATGCCATTAACAAGTCTTGGGCTACAAAGTATTTTAAAGATGAGAAGGACGCTGTAACTAGGCTAGGGGAGAGTGCAACAGCTAAGAGTGCTGAGCTCGATACTAAGCTAGTTAAGTTTAACTCTGATAAAGCAAGCATAGAGCAAACAGGCGAAGAGCTAAAGGTACTTAGTGCAGAGACAAAGAGCAGAGCTGAAGAGACCAAAGCAAAGCTAGAGAGTGCCTTAGCACAGCTAGAGCAAGCTAAGACAAAGATAGATAACTTCAACACTGACTATGCAAAAGCTAAAGAGCTTAAAGGAGATGTTGAAGGTAAGGCTGTTGAAGTCAAAGCAAACTTAGATAGTGTTAGAAGTGTGCTAGCAGATGTTACCTCAAAGAGTACAGACATCTTACTTACCTATAGCAATGCTAAGCAGGACTTAACAAACTTAGGTAATGCTACTAAACTAGATATAGGGGATGTGGCTACAAGAACAAAGCAAGAGATTGCCACAACTAAAGCTAGCATAGACACAAAAGCTAATGAAGCCCTTAACCAAGCTAGTACAGCTCTAACCGACATAAGGGGCATTATAGCTGATTTTAGAGGTAAGCAAACTGAGCTAAACGCTCTTAAGGCAAGCCTAGAGGTCCTAAAGAGTAGCTTAGAGAACCTAAACAAATCAGGACTTATCAACGACACCCAAGCAGGCATAGCTCAAACTTACTCTAGCAATAAAATAAACAACTTGTTGCAAGGAGTGCTAAGAGAGAGTGATGCTAGTGAGGGTAATGCTAATGGCAAGCTTGTAAAAAGAAACGCTCAAGGTAATATCTATGCAACTAACGTCTATCTTAATGCTACAACTAAAGCTGAAGTGAGCGATATAAAGAGCTCTTTAGCTACTGATAAGTGGAGATTTATTGTAAGAGATACTGGAGAGGGTCTGCTTAGGTCTATGTCTATTAAGGACTTTATAAACTCCCAAGAGGTTGATGCCTATGGAAAGACTGAGAGCGACAATAGGTATCTAGCAAAGAGTGAAGCTAGCACAGATAATGAAGCAAATAAGGTTGTTGTGAGAGGGCAAAACGGTTTTATATCTGTTGGAACGATAGCCTCATACACCTCCATAACGTCTCCTGCGTATGATATATTCCTTGAAAAAAATAACTATGACTATACTTTTGGTGTGTTTTTCAATAATTCACTATATAGAGTTAGAGCTCGTGACATTAAAGGATATTTAGATAATTATTATGCTGATAAGAAAATCACAGAGAAAGGCTTAAATGATATTAGAGCAAACATACCCCCTAGGAACAAACCAAATGGCTATGCAGGACTAGATGCTAAGGGAAAAATAACTCTTGACCTCTTGCCCTATACTGAGAATATTGTGGAGCTTTCTAATGAGATGAGTATTGACCCTCGGAAAGGTAAAAACTTCATAATAACCTTAGACAGCACACGTGGAGATTTTTCTTTTTGGCCAACTCAGTTTGGCGTAGGACAGGGTGGTGTTATAGTTGTTAAAGGGGCTAATAGAATAGAAAGCTGGAATAGCAATATAAAATGGAGAGAAGTGCCAACTGATTTAGGAGAAATTGAAGTCTTTTCTTACTTCATAGCTAGTGCAAGCGAAGTATATATGGGGAGGGCATAATGAGCTTTATGATAGGTTGTGGCGGTGGCTATACAGATGGTAAGCCTGCTTTGATGACCCCTAAATATTTTAATACTCAAGCTAGCATAGAGCTAAACCTTGCAAAAGGGGAGCAGCATACCTTAACAAAAGGGGTGCTTAAAGCAAAGGTTGGGAACACTTATGAGTATAGTGGTGTTAAAAGGCGTCGCCTATACATCTCTTTAAACTATCGCTTTTTCTCAGAGGGAAGTACATTATGGCTTTTAGAAAATGGAGATTTTAGTAAGTCCGTAATTCTAGGCTATATATGGAGAAGTGAAGATAAACTTCGCTTCTTGTATAAGGGAAGCTCTAAAGAACTATCTAGCTCTATCGCAAGTGATAGAATGCAATATCCCCTCAAAGGCTATAATGTTGGAGCATCTGTGCTTCTTTCTGTAAAAGGAATATCTGCTTATGCAGAAAAAGATATGCTAGAAGTTTCTTTTTCTGAGGATTTTCTTAATGACACTAACTCTACTTTCTCTTTGGTATTTAAAAGAGGAGATAAAGGGGGAGATGATTACTTCAATACAAGAGGGAATAGCCTATATGCTAAGGGAGAGTATAACTCCTATGATAATCTTACAGCCCCTAACTTTGTTATCCCTAAGTCAAAGCGAAACGTAGAGTTTATTATAGGGGATTGGAGTGACACCTTAGCTAATAAGCGTTTTAGGGCACAGACTACCTCTTTAGGTGGCTCAGGATTTCTACAAGGGACTATCACGCTAACACCTACTGAAAACTCAACAGGGAGTAGAAGGGCTTACAAAACGAGTGTATGGGTTTATAAAAAAGATACTTACCTTGTAATGAGAGCCACAGAACAGGCGACAGGAGGCAATAAAGAGTTTATAAACTTAACATTGTCTTCTCTTTCACTTTTAAGCCTTTAAAAGGAGGGATAAATGGAACTATATAGTTTAAAGGATGACCTTGTAGCAGAGACCCCTTACATCATAACAGATAAGGGTACGCTTTATACAAAGTTTTTAGATGATAAAGAGCTAAAAGAGCTAGGGTATCTAAAGGTATCCTACAAGGATTATCCAGCAAATGTAGATGAGTTTAAAAAGGTGGTGCAGTCTAGTGAAGTCAAAGGAGACACTTACGTAATATCTTATGAGATAGTAAGCAAGAACCTAGAGGAACTTACAGCACTTTTTAAAGAAAAGACCCAGCAGCTCCTAGATGCTAAGGCAAGAGAGAAAGGATATGATGACATCCTCTCTGCTTGCTCTTATGCAGGCTATGACAATGACTTTAGGGCAGAAGGGGAAGCCTTTGGTATTTGGAGAGCTAGGGTGTGGAAGTATGGCTACGCTTTACTAAACGGAGTTGCTGAAGGCACGCACAAGCTACCTACAAGCTTTGATGAGATTTTAGCAGAGATGCCAACACTTGAGGAGATGCATAATGGCTGAGAAGTTACAAAGAATAGTAGTTAAGCCCTTTGGTAAGGATAACTTTGAGACAGCTAGTCCGTTTAAGTATAAAGACATAGACATACCTGTAGGCTATATAACAGATGGTGCAAGTATCCCTAGAATATTTTGGTGGATGTTTGAGCCTTATAGCCCTGAGTATCTAACAGCTTCTGTGATACACGATTACTTAACAGATGATGCCTTAAGACTTTATATAAAGCTAGGTAACAATAGTGATTTTAAGGTAGCTGATGACACCTTTAGGGAGCTCTTAGAACTCTTAGGGGTAGCGAAATGGAAGATATTGCTTTTCTATTACAGCGTAAGAGCCTACCACGTTATCAAATATGGGAGGGATACAAGTGCTAAGTCCTAGTTTATATCTTAGTGGTTTTCTACTGCTTACTACGCTCTTTCTAGGGTATAGGTATCAAAGCCTAGACAATGAGCTGAGTGTCACAAAGGAGAGGCTAAAGTCTAGTGATGAGATGAACCAAAATCTAAAAGATGAGATAAACGAGCAAGATAGGCTCATATCTCTTAAGCTTGATACTATTGAAAAGGTCAGCAGGCAAAAGCAGATAATAGAGATAAAGGCAAATAAAGTCAAAGAAAGGGTGCAAAATGAAGACAAAAAGGATATGTCTAATGCTCTTGACATCAGTGTTTCTTATGTGCTTGATGGGTTGCGCAAGCAAGGAAGTAGCAAATAAGTATGACAAGATACCAAGCTTCTTGCTTGAAGCTCCCCTTATTGCAGATAGAAACATAACTAATCAAAACGATGCTGGAGTGCTACTAATAGATGTCTATGGAGGCTATAAGTCCTGCGTAGAACAGCTAGATGCCATAAAAGAATATGAAAGGAACAGGGATGGGCGAAAATAATGTAGGACAAGTCCTAGACTTTGCTTTACAAGCGGATAAGCTAGGGGTTGTGAGTATATTAATCTTGGTTGTATTTGGGCTAGTTGGGTTTTGTGTATATACCATTAAGTCTCTTAAAGAGCCTATGCACCAACTAGCAGAGAACGGAAAGATAAGTAATGAGTTGTTTAAACAAGCACTTGATTACTCAAGGGATTTAAATAACGAAGTAAGAGGCGACCTAAAGGATATTAAGAGCAAGACTAATGATATTCACGATTGCTGTAAAGAGGTCAGGTTTAATCAAGGTAGTAACATCTCTTATCAAGCAGTAGTACCACCAATGGTTAGACAAAGAAGAAGCATTGAGGAGGATGATGATAAATGGTTAAACTAGATGATAGTAAGAGAACAAGGTGTGTTATCTATACTAGGGTTATGGGTTATCACAGACCAATAGAGAGCTTTAATCTAGGTAAGAAAGGGGAGCATAAAGAGAGAGTAAAGTTTAAGGAGAGAGCTAATGTCTAACTTTAAAGAAGCTATGGCACTCTTAGAGACCTTAGAGTTTAACTCCCCTTCTAATATACTCCACAAGAACTCTAATGAAAAGGACGTAACCTTTTATGGTATCTACAAGTACGCACACCCATCTTGGATAGGCTGGGATAAGGTAAGCCAAGCCATAGAAGCCACAGGAAACCTAGAGAGAGCTAGCGTTATCTTATCAAAAGATGAAGAGCTAAAAGCACAGGTCTATAAGTTTTATAAGGCTGAGTTTTGGGATGTTATGAAGCTAGACTATATTAACGATAACATAAAGGCAAACGAGATGTTTATCTTTGGTGTTAATGCAGGTCATCATAACGCTATCAAAGCAGCTCAAAAGCTTGTAGGGGTAAGTGTTGATGGTGTCATAGGAGAAAAGACTATAAAGGCTATAAATGACTATGATATGCTAGCCTTTGACTTGGGTTATGATAGACTTGAGCTTGCCTATTATCAATCACTTATTGAGAAAAACCCTAGCCTTGTTATAAACGAAAGAGGATGGATAAGGAGAGCAAAAGCAGTATGAATGAAGCAAAAGAGAGAATACAAGGTCTATTCATAGACATAATGGAGCTAACTCTAAAAGACACCATTGATAAGCTAAAGAGAGGCGAAGCAGACAGCAAGGACATAAGAAATGCTATAACACTCCTAAAGGATAATGGCTTTACCCTTAGAGACCTTGATGTTGCTAAAGACCCTAATGAGTTTCTTGCAGAGTTAGCACAGAATATGCCAAGACTACCTAAGCTAAACAAATATGGAGAAATCATAGCAGAGCCTGAGGAGATAGTGGATGGAGAGTGATATTGAACGTATAAAGGGAGACTTTAAGCAGTTTCTCTTTATAGTGTGGAAGCACCTTAACCTACCTAATCCAACTCCAGTGCAGTTTCAAATAGCTGATTATCTTCAAGAGCCTGATATAAAGAGAAAGATTATAGAAGGCTTTAGAGGTATAGGCAAGTCTTGGATTACCTCAAGCTTTGTGTGTTGGTTACTACTACGTGACCCACAAGCTAAGGTATTAGTTGTCTCAGCTTCTAAACAAAGGGCTGATGACTTTAGTGTATTTACACAAAGATTGATATGTGAGCTACCACTACTTCAACACCTAATCCCTACAAGCGACCAAAGGCAATCAAAGGTAGCCTTTGATGTAGCCCCTGCATTAGCTAGTCACGCTCCGAGCGTTAAGTCATTAGGCATAACATCAATGCTTACAGGCTCACGTGCTGACTACATAATCGCAGATGACGTCGAAGTACCTAATAACTCAGCCACAGCAGACCTAAGAGAGAAGCTTCTTAAAGCTGTAAAAGAGTTTGAGGCTATCTTAACACCTAAAGAGACGTCTCAAATAATCTATCTAGGTACTCCACAAACTGAAGAGAGTATCTATAATAAGCTAAGGGCTACTGGGTTTCATTGCAGGGTTTGGACTGCTGAGATACCTCAAAAGGATACCTATAATGGTGCATTAGCTCCTAGCATTGAAGAGATGATAGAAAGAGGAGAGCCAGCAGGAACTCCAACAGACCCTAAGAGATTTACAAGAGATGACCTAAATGAGCGTAAGCTCTCTTATGGTAGAAGTGGATATGCTCTTCAATATATGCTAGATACTAGCTTAAGTGATAGCGAGAGATATCCTCTTAAGACAGGGGATTTAGTAGTTACTAACCTACCTTACGATAAAGCACCTATTAACCTTAGTTATGGTAGTGCTAAAGAGCAGATAATAAGAGAGCTACCTAACGTTGGCTTTGAGGGGGATAGGTGGTTTTATCCAATGTTTTGTGATAGTGAATATGCTCCCTACACAGGCTCAGTAATGGCTATTGACCCTAGTGGTAGAGGTGGAGACGAAACAGGATATGCAGTAGTTAAACACCTACACGGAAGGTTATTCGTTACAGCTTGTGGTGGTCTTACAGGTGGATATAGTGAAGAGACACTAATAAAGCTAGCAACAATAGCTAAAGAGAACAACGTAAATGAGATATTAGTAGAGAGTAACTTTGGAGATGGTATGTATGTAGAGCTTCTTAAGCCTGTGTTAAATACTATCTATCAATGTGCTGTCTCAGAGGTATCTCATTCAACCCAAAAAGAGAAACGTATCATAGACACCCTTGAGCCAGTCCTAAACGCTCATAAGCTTGTCTTTGACTATAAGGCTGTAAAGGAAGATTTAAAGCCATTTCTTGATGGCTCTTATGATGATAGTAGATTTGTATATAGTCTATTCTATCAACTCACTCATATAACAAAAGATAGAGGCTCTTTAAGGCACGATGACCGCCTTGATGCACTAGCTATGGCAGTAGCTTATTGGCAAAAGCAAGTTGGAGCTGACCCTAAGAAGCTCCTAAGAAACTATCAAGAACGCATTGATAACAAGCTACTTGATGAGTACTTAGCTGAGCTTAATATGAGTAAGAGAGAAAGAACAAAGTTTAGGAAGTTTATATAGTAAAGTTAAGGGAGAGGCTAGCTGCTTTCTCCCTTTTTAGTCGAGAACATTCATAAAGGGGTCTAGGAGCTTCTACAATCAACGAACGTCATTATGGTAGTATGATTACCTTCTGAAAGGCGAACGTTTAACCTAGAGCCTCCTAGATGCCTTTATGAACGTTTATGGTTTCTTAGCCTATTTAAAGGGTCATTTTTAGATATAGCCTAAAAAAGGTCTTTAGGAGTGCTAAGGCTCATAAAGGGGTCTAGGAGGCTCTACAATCAACGAACGCTTTTAGATGATAGATTATACCTCTAGTAACCCTTTCGTTTAACTATGAGCCTCCTAGACCCCTTAGAATTGATTTTCTATTTGTTATTCATATAATCAAATCTAGGCTCAGTAAAAGGGAGTATATAATCCATATCAGCCACAGAGAAACGAGGAGCTGGCTTAGGGGGCTTAAACTCTCTCTTTATAAGTGTCCTATCCACTCTTAATCCTGCTGCTGTATAGACCTTAGCCTTTGTACTTAGAGAGCCAAAGTTTCTTAGGGCTTCTTTAACATTCTTACCTAGAAGCTTGATACTCATCAAGACTATTTCGTCTCCCCTTACTAGGTCTTGCATTAGATAGTGCAAGTTGTCCTGAGTAATAGGTACTGTGTAAGTGTGTTTCATAATAAGTGAATTATAATATAATTATGCTTAAAATATACTAAAAATATACTAATAATGTATTGTTTTATGTACTTTTTGCTTAAGCTCTCAAAGCCCCTAAAATAGGGCGTTAGAAGTCACCCGCCACTTATAGGAGAAAAGGGGGGTAGGGGGGATATAGAAAACTTAAGGATAATCTATAAGATATCCTAAGGATAACCTAAAGGATACTCTAGGATAACACAGAGATATATCCTGTGATACTCTAGGGATAGTTTAGGGATTGTTTAGGAGTTCTTAATCTAAATCCTATAAAGAATATTTATAAAGGATGTCCTTAAGATAAGCATAACAACTTTAAAGATAGCTATAAGATACCCTTTAACTTACTCAAAGATATAGCTTTGGGATTGTTAAAAGGATTGTTATAGGTATCTTTTAACTCCTTTATAAGACCGTTCGGAGAGGTAGATAATGTCGAAACTCCTTTTAACTATGGCTGAAGTCAGTCATAGGGATATAACTAAATAGTTCGGAGCAGAGGTAAGATAATTCTGAAGCTCCCTAACTATGTCTGAGAGATAACTATGAATTATCTCTTGGATATAGGGATAAAATCATATATGCCCTTTAGAAGCATTTAGAGAGCCATAGAGAGCAAAACTAACCTTCGGTAATACAAACTTACCTTTGGATACCTTTCGTTGATTGTAGAGCCTCCTAGATAGGTTTATTAACGTTAGAGCTAATAGAAGCTAGAGATTGGCTTTAGGATAGCTCAAGATTACCTCAGGATTAGCTTGAGGTTAGCCTAAGATTTCATCAGGATTGCTTAAGGATTACCTCAGGAGTGGTTTAAGAAAATGGTAAAAATATTTGAAACCCTAGATAACGCTCAGGGTCTCCGATTTACCCCCATAGCCCCCTACAACATTTCTAAAGCAAAGCCCCACAAATCCACAAGCACAGCCACAACGTCACAAGGGTGGCAAAGCAACACAAACTAAAAGCCCTATAAAGAATAATTAAAATTCATATATAGGCAAATCCAAAGCTAAGTAAGCTAAACAACTCAAAGCAAACATAAAAGCCCCTAACAAATCCCTACACCCTACAAGCTACAAAGCCATAAAATACCTAAATATCGCCCTTGTGCTATCTCGTGCGGTCGGGTACATTAGCCGATAGTGTTTCAAACTCCCTACAACAAAGCCAAGAGCTGCCAAAGCAGCAGCCAAAAGATACCAAAGCAAGCCCTAGCAACTCCAAGAGCTTCAAAAGCTTACATTTCTTTTTTGCTATCTTTTTTAATTCTGTAATAGCCATTACACTTTTTATTATTTTCGCTATTTCTCTACACACTAATAAAAGCCCAAACACTCCCAAAGCACCCCCAAACAATCCCAAAGCAAACCCTACACACTCCGCAGCTATCCACACACCCACACCAAAACACAAGTCAAAACAATCCCAAACAATCCCAAAACATTTAAAAGTTTTTAGCCTCTTTTCATAACTCAAAAAGCCCTAAATAACGCACTTTTCTAATAACTCAAACAAATCTTTTTAAAAACTTTGTAAATTCTCTTTATCGTTAAGCTATATTTAAGCTAATCTGTGTAATAATTCTCTCAACAAAACAAAAAGAGAGCTTGAAAAAGCCTAAAGATAGCCAAAAGGTTATCAAGGTTTATCAAGAGCTTATAAAAGAGTTTTGTAAATATGAGGTAAGTAAAAAGAGGCTAAGACGTCCTAACCGACCAAAGTTTAAACGTCCTAACCCTTTGGAAGTTGCGGAGTTAATCCGCTTGTATAAAGTACTTAAAAAGTACCTATACGCCCTTAAGGAGGGGCAAACAAAATGTTATCATTAGATAGCTTAAACCTTATTAAAAACGTGTATGCTGAGCTAACCAGCGGAGATTTTGAGAGCTTTAAAGAGCTTGTAACTGACAACAAAAATCAATACTTCAGAGATGGGGCTAACCTTTGCAAGGCTCTTTTAATTGAGAGCGAGCGAGGCAGTTTAGAATTAAACTACTTAAAACACGAAGTAAAAACAGATACACAGGGATTTTATGCGCCTTGTTACATTATAGCCAACAATGGGGAGCTTTACAACCTAAAGCAAAAACAAGGCTTTGAGCCAGTTATAAGTAAAGTAAAAGACAGCTTAAAAGCGGACTTTGCAAAAGCTGCAAACCTAAATGAGAGACTTATCGAGCTTTTGACAAATACAAAGCCTATCCCAAAACTTGAGTTTGTAAAAGTAAGCGCTGGGTACAACCTCGATGGTCTCCCTCACTCTTGCCAAAGCGGTAAGGGTCACCGATTTGAATGCCTAGATAATATGGCTCAAATGGCTCTTTTAAAAATAGGCTCAAGGATAGCCGCAAGGGCTATTATATGGGATAGTGATACGATATTTGATGAAACAAAAGGCGAATATATAAAAGAGCGTTGCGCTGACCGCCTTTATTATGGTGACAGCAACGATAGGGACGAGTTTATAAAAGCCCTAGAAGCTGAGGGGATTAATCTATTATGGGGCGTGACTAATTCAAGGCTAAAGCCTGAAACTGGGGATTATAGCATAAGCATAGGGGACACGAGCGCCATAAGTTGGCTAGATACTTTTAGCCTAGAAAAAGAAGGACGCCTTTACTCATACGACTGGGTAAATGGTGGATACTCAGACGATACTTTAAATGAGCTTGCATCAAATGAGGGCTTTACTAGAGCCTTTTTAAGTGTAGATGAAGAGGGGGGCAGAGACTTAGAGGACGTAAGCAATAAAGTTTATTCTGAGTATTTAGGCGAATACATAGACAGAGAAAACGCAGTTTATAGCAATAGTCAAGCGGACTGGTTAGACGAGGATAGCGCAGTTTATTCAAACTTTCAAGACGACTACATAATCTATACTTATGCTTACTTTTCATCAATAGAAAATGACTACATTGATGAAGATACATACGAGCATAATAAGCGAATAGCTACCATTGTAGGTCAAAGTGAGGAGTGGGTTAGGACTGATAATAAAGATTATGTACCTTATAAAGGCGATGAATATCACAGAATAGCCCTAGAGGATGCGGTGTATATAGAAAGTATGGACGAGTATGTAAAAGCTGACGAGGCTTATTATATTGATGAAATAGATGAAAACGCACGCAGTGACTGGGATAAAGATGAGCTAAAGGATTATTTAGCGGATAGCTTAAGCTCATATAGCAAGCAAGAGATTGTAGAGCTAATAGAAAAATATGGATTTTAATAAGGGGGTGGCACTATGATAACTATAAGAAATAAAGAGGGGCTTATTGAAGCCCTTTGGGGATATAAAGAATTTACTTATGGCGGACACGTTGAGGCTAGATTATATGGAGAAACCTATGTTATTACTGATTATAACGTTACTATCCTAGTAATAAAAAGAGATAGAAGCGTGCTATATTTTGATAATAGCTTTTATAGTAATACGACAAGTAAGCTACAAAACTTATTAAAAGAAGTGTTTAACTTTGTAGCCCCTGAGCGTAAGGCTTACCTTTTTGATACTACAACTAAAAAAGCTTATTTAGGGGGTACTTATGGAGAAGTTAGCTTTAATAAAGATGGCTTAATTCTTTTTGCAAGTATAGGGCAGATAGGCAGCAAGGGCGTAAGATTTTATAGTCCAAAGAGTTTAGAAAGCATCATATCTATAAGCTTTGGTGGTGTGTGGTGTGGTATAGAAACAAAACTATTAAGAGGGGAGGACTGAGCTATGTTAAGTAGAAGTGAAATAATAGATAGATTAAAAAGCTTTAAGGATTTTGATACCTATACTAACATAGAGGCTTTTAATACAGACGTGGGATTATATGTAGTTAAATCTTGTGTATGGCACAAAACTATGCTTATTATAGATAGAGTACAAGATAATAAGGTTATCTATTTAGATAATAGAATACTTTGCGCCGATATGGGGACTTTTTTAAAAGTTTTAGCAGAGGCTTATAACCTTGATAGAGATTTTAGAGAGCGTAAAGAATACATAGAGGGCGCAATAGACCTCTTGAGAGGGCAACAAGAAGTTTTAGGATATATTGTAGGGGGCGAGAGAGATAATAGGGGCGCCTCTCTAGCAGGTAGGACTATAAGGGCATTTTTTAACAATAAAAGGGAGCTTACATTAATAAAACTAGCTAATAGAGACGTCTTTTTTAATCCTAATAGCTTCTTTTTAGAGAGTGCAAGGATAACTTTATATCTTAAGGGGAGCTTAGCCTTTTCAACAAGCTTAAGTAACTTAACAAAGCAGGAGGTATCACTATGATTATTAATGGATATTTCAAGCTAGCAAGGGACGGCTCAGTTTTTAAAGGTGGCTTAGATATAAGCGACAAGGGCGAAGTTGTATCAATGTATGGTAAGCTTATGAAGCACAGACCAGACGCAAGTTTTAAAGAGCTAAAAACAGCCTATACAGCAGGCGAAGTCTATGTTAGCTCAAAGGATATGCTGCTGCTAGGTAATAAAGCAGTGGTAACAAAAGGAGTAAGAATATGAGAGACTTAATAAAACTACTTGGATACTCTAAAGAAAGCTTATGGCAATATTTAGAGGGATTATCTTATGCTGATTATGATAAAATCATAGTCCCTAATGGTGGGATTATCTTTGTACCAAAAGGCAAGGAGCAATACGCCCTTGTGTGCGTGCATACAGATACCATTAATGACGCTAGAGCAGCCAAAGCACCAACTGAAAGGGAGCTCTACATAAGAAAGAATTATATAGCCCTCTTGCCAAATGCTGATTGTGCTTGCTTAGGTGGAGATGATAGGTGCGGAGTTTATATAGCTCTTAAGCTGCTTGATAGGGGCGTGCCATTTGCCTTTGGCTTCTTTACAGATGAAGAGATAGGGGGCTTAGGTAGCTCAAGATGTATCAATGCTATTGAAGCTCTTAATGTTACTTCATTTATAGGACTTGATAGAAGGGGTAGTAACGAGCTAGCATTATATGGCTGGGATAACGAGGAGCTTATATGCCTTTTTGAAGCTATGGGATATAATACAGCTTTTGGTAGCTTTACTGACGCTAGTAACCTAGCAGGAGCTCTTGGGATTGCCTGCGTTAATCTTAGTATAGGCTATCAACACGAGCACACGCACAGCGAGTTTATAGACTTTACAGCAACGCTTAACACTCTTAAAACCCTTAGCACTAGAAGGATTATTGAGTATCTTAATAGTAAAGAGTTTCTAGCTGAGTGTGATGCTATGGGTGCTTATGATTATTACTACGATGATGGGTATTACAGAGATGAGTATGGCTGCGATGAATATGGCTATGATGATACTAGAGGCGTAATGTATTACGACTATAAATAAAGATAGGAGATATAGAGATGAAACAGTACAAGACTATTCTAAAAGAAGCTTGGGATAACCTAGAGAAGGTAGAAGTTGTGTCTAGCTTGAGCCCTGAGTTTGAGCTTAGAGACCTAAAGGGTAAGATAGGTATATTAGACGTGCGTTATAGTAATGCTTATAGTGGCTCTTATCAAAAGATGGCAGTTATAGGTTATGATAAGAAGCTAGAGTGCTACATAACAATAGGCGAAGTAACCCTAGATAATAAACTAGACCCTAAAGTTTCTACAAGTAAAGTCTCTTATGCCTTTGCCCCTGTGGATAGTGGCTGCGAGAATTGCAGGCTAGCTAATCATAAAGAGATTAGAGCTTGGCTGTCTATATAAATAGAGGGATTTAGGATGCTTATAACCTACAAAGGACAAGAGCTAACCAAAGAAGAAAAAGACTTCATAGGTTGGTACATAGTTTTTTTACCACAAGTTTGGGTAGTAATTACTATGGGAACTTTTATAGTAGCTTGGTGGCTAGCAAATACTTATCAATACAAGTGGGAAAATATAGGCATATTCTATTTCTTTTATTGCTTATGCTCTCTTAGTGGCTATGGGGCTACTCACGACAACCTAGACAATTACAGAGCAGGGCTAATAAAGCAACAAAAGATAGCAACAGAGCCCAAACCATCTAGGCACTATACAAGACGTCTTAAAGGGGAAAGCGATGAGGAGTATCTTATAAGGATACTAGAGAAGCAAGCACAATATGGCGGAGCTGATGCTATCTATAAACGCCTTAAATACTATTATGAGATGTATGAGCTAGATAGAAAAAAGAGAACGCCAAAGGGCTTAAGGTGCAGAAAGGAGCGTAAGGATGTATAAGAATAAAAATGGCACTTGGTGCAGTGATTTTATAATGGACGGCGTAAGGTTTCAAAGAAGATATCCTAACAGCACTAAAGCTGAAGCTCTAAGATTTGAGAAAGAGTGGAAAGAAAGAATACGCAAGGGCAAAGCTGAGGATGAGCTATGGGAAACTGATGTAAGCTCAGCTAGAGGTGGTATGAAGCTCTCAGAAGCCCTAGACTTCTTGCACGATAGATACTGGCAATACCTAGATGATACAACCCATTATAGAGTGTGCCTTAATAGAGTTATAAAAGCCATAGGAGACAAAGAGGTTTCAGAGCTTACAACAGCTGACCTATATGAGCTAAAGGATAAGATGCTAAACAAGGGAGTTAATGGCAAGATATATTCGCCACACTCTTTTAACTCATCTCTAGTAGCTCTTGGAACAGCACTTAGGATACTTGAAGGTCTTGAAGTAGTTAAGTTTAAATCTAAACCAAACTTCAAAGGACTTCAAGCTAGGCAAGTGATACCCAAAAGACCTGCTTTAAGAGATGATGAGCTTCTAAAAACTAAAGAGTTTCTATATAACAGAGCTAAAAAATCTAAAGCACTATCAAGTGTAGAGATATACGAACTCTTTATAGTCCTATCTAATCTCGGACTAAGACCTGCTGAATACTTTGCTATTGAGCTAGGAGATATTAGTTTTGAGTATGATACTATCACTATCTCAAAGGCAATTAAGACACACAAAGGCACTGGCACTATCATAGGAGCTCCTAAGAACGGACACAGCAGAACCTTACCTTGTGGAGAGAATGTTATGGAGGTCTTTAGAGCCATAAAGCAACGCTTAGAAATAGCTAAGAGCGTAAGTAAAGCGGAGGCTAGGAGACTTTTTACAGAGACAAAAGACGACCAAGTGCTTAAGATGACGTACTACTGGGTGTCTCAAGGGGCGTATGATAACTGCAAAGACTTACCACTTGATAAGTGTCCTATAAC